CGTCGGTGTGTCCCCTCATGTCCGCTTACGCGGTGTGGGGAATAATCACGGGCTCGTCAGCCCGGTCTCATCCTAGGATGAGTCTTCTTTCCGTGGATCATAGACAGATCCGAAGCCTTACTACCAATGGAGTTGACGTCATGTGCAGCCTAAGGGCAAGATCGGTTTGGACTTACCTTCGATTTTATCTTTTTGGTAAATACGCTGTAAGGCGTACTTATCCATCTGAGATATGGTCGGGTGTTCCTTACTGGTCTAGTCCCGCAAAGCGGCATGACGACTCTTCTAAGTAGGTAGGCTTCCATCGATTAAAATCGATGAAAAGGTTAACTCTCTTTTATCTCATTGAGGATTCTACTGTGGCACGTGCTCCATTTACACTAAACATACCTGGCTCCTTAAAAAGGATCCTGCCGTCTGGGACAACCAATGTTTCCCAGTTCGACTGTCAGATTGCTAGTGAAAGTGCGAGTGGCGTATCACGTAGAAAGCCGGAAGGCTGGATAGCTCCTACGAGCTATTCCTTCAATAAGAGAGAGGTCCGTCGCGCATATGGATGGGCAAGCCAGAAGATATCTCCAAGTAATTGGAAGGAATATTCTGGCTGGATTGGTATTACGGGAGGTTTATTTAACTCCCTTAACCACCATGACATGCTCATCAACGAGACTGCCGCCAATACCCATATGTCTTCGTCTCAAGCCCTTGTGGCTGCGAGACAAAAGATTAAGGGCCAAAGCGTTGATCTCGGTGTAGCCTACGCTGAACGCGTAGCTACGCAACGTATGCTGGGGGATACCGCCAAACGTATGTCGCGTGCTGTTCGCGAGTTGCAACGCGGTAGATACCGCAATGCTGCTCGTGCTCTCGGGATCATCAATGATCCCGGGAAGCCAAGGGGGTCCAATTGGACGAACCATTGGCTGCAGTTGCAATACGGATGGAAACCTCTGCTCTCCGATGTTTACGGAGCTTGTGACGCTTTGAGTAAGCGACCACGAGGTGACTGGAGAGTCACGGCAAAGGCTTCTCGCCGAGATTTCGATAATTACAGTTACGAGACCCCTACGGGGTCAAGTCCTGTAAACGATTTCTGGCGAGGAGTAGCGGTAAGACAGCGGGGCGTATTCGTACGCCTTGATGCTTTGCCGAGTAACGACCTAACAATGTCGTTGGTGTCCTTGGGCGTAACCAATCCACTTGAAGTGGTTTGGGAGCGCGTTCCGTACAGTTTCGTTGTCGATTGGGTACTCCCAGTCGGCAATTGGCTGGATAGTCTTGATGCGATGCTAGGATACACGGACTGCTATAGCAGTATTTCCTTCTACAACGAAACGTTGTGGAATGAATACGCTAAAAGCAAGACGTGGTCTGCAACATCGTATATGAAACAAGACTGGTCAGGAACAAAGAGGATGGTAAAGGTTACACGCTCCGCGACAAGCGGAGTTCCTTTGCCAACCTTTCCGAGTTTTAAAGATCCTCGGAGCCTTGGACATATGGCCAACGGTTTGAGTTTACTCGCTCAATCCTTCGGTCGAAGATGATTGTAATCAACCTCAACCAATAGGAGGCATTTAACATGCCCGCAATCGCAGCTCTGACCATTAATGATGGTCTCGCCTCTCCGGCCGCGCACACTTTTAGCCCGAAAACCACAAATGGTTCGAAGGCGGAGTGGGCCGATCGGAGTCCCAGCATCCCTGCCGGTTACCGGACAATCTCTCACGAGTTGGCCGAACCGAATGGGAACAGGACCGTTAACAAAGTAACAATGGGGTTTATGACTCCTTCTGTTGCTGCTGTTGATGGTTCCGACACTGTTGTCCGTTACTCGTCAGCGCAAGTCGTGCTGAACGTGCATCCGGACAGCACGCTCCAGGAACGGAAGGATCTTCTTGCGTACGTTAGCAATTTTCTCGCTAACGCAACGGTGAAGACTTCCGTGGAGAACCTTGAGCCGTTCTACTGAGGTATGCAGCAATGCACATCCCAGTTAATCGCTGGACCGTCCTGGCAGCACTGGCCGTTGCTTCTCTCCTTGGTGGTGATTTTGTCACTGCCATGGCGAAAGTGATCGGCATTCTCAGTGCGCCGTACGTTCCGGCGATGTGAACGTTCGAGGTACTTGATTCCCCTTGATTGTAAACAATTTAGGGGCATCTTGCTCCCTCCTTAAAAGGAGATCCTATATGCAGTGTAAACACCGCAAGCGTGCCAAAAAGCCTCTCGGGTTTTCGAACGAGGTATTCCTCGAGCTCCTATCCAACCTTACTGGCATAACGCCGGTTGGGGAATTGGGTCGGGAAACTCCTCTTGACTTTAGTAGTTTAGAGGCTGCTCGGGGCTCTGTTTTAATTAGAGAGCTCTACTCAAAGTATGACGACGGGAAACCGTCAGAAGCTAAGAGTGCGACAACGTGGGATCGTTTCCACGACGCGGAGGCACAGTGCCAGCGGACGAACTCAACGTTTCCTTCCATCGCTTCGCATGATCCATTTTGGATCTGTGTGAGGCGACGGGTTTGGGACGCGTTGGGAGAGTTCGATTGGGACGAGTGTGCGAAGCACTTTGCGTTTGGGCCTGGTTCTACAACCAGATTAACCCGGCGCGAGAGCTTTGCTGCTTATAAATACTCGGGTATTCCCGAGAGCACGTCAGGGAACGCTGTCCTTGCGTCATGCGCTATTCGCATGTACCCACTCTGGACTCAGAGTGTGCAGATGTCTGCAGAGGAATCAGGAACGTCGGGACTTGTCTCGATTGTTTCTGGAAACAGCGTGATTGCCGTTCCAAAGAACTATAAGACTGATCGAACGATCGCTAAAGAACCCTGTATGAACATCTATGTTCAGAAAGGTATCGGGCGTGCTATTAGATCTCGTCTTTACCGCGTAGGCGTCAATCTTGACGACCAAACAAGGAATCAGCGGGCTGCCTTATCTGGCAGTCTGACTGGAGCGCTAGCTACCGTGGATCTCTCCATGGCTAGCGACACGCTCTCCTATGAGGTTGTAAGTTGGCTCCTACCTAACGATTGGTGGTATGCACTAGAGCAGTGCAGGTCACCGATTGGGGTTCTTCCTTCTGGTATGAATGTAAAGTATCAGAAGTTCTCATCGATGGGTAACGGTTACACCTTCGAGTTAGAATCGCTCATTTTTTGGGCGATCTGCCAGCAGGTGTGCTGTGATAACATCAATGAGAGGGACGCGTCTGTTTGTGTCTATGGTGATGACTTAGTCATCCCCAGTTGGCACTATGATTCATTAGTACGGCGCCTTTCCGAAGCGGGGTTTACCCCCAATCCGAAAAAGAGCTTTGCTAATGGTCCATATCGTGAG